AGACTCATCAGCCTCGATTTCAATAGTTGCACCAGAAGCATAAGCTCCAAATACAGTCTCAGTTGCGGTAACGGTTCCAACTAGGTTCCGTGTTGAAGGAACGTTAGGATAGCCAACAATTTGGTATACTAAAGCAGTTCCAGAACATTTAACAGCAATGCTCTCAGTAGCAGGAACGACAACACTGGCCGATCCTTGTTTGTAAATCACATTAAAACTCATTTTCTTAATTCCTTACGCTTGGTTGAATAATAGGATACCTGACATTTCAGGTTGCTTGTTCACAACACCAAACAAGGTATCAATACGATACTTAGTCTTTAAAGTGTTGATGTCATATTGCTTACTGAAAACTAACTCGATTCCTTGAGCAGTTGAAGCACGCATGATTTGAGCGCCTGAATTGCTTGGAACAGCGTAACGACCAGGAAGAATCTCAAGAGCATCTTTAGCCCAGAAAGGATTGATGCTTGAAGCAGTTGTATTCAAGAATACGATTGCAGCAGTTCCAGAAGCAGTCACTTCAACGTTTTGATATTGAGCTTCAGCATCAGTCGCACCTTGATTAGATACGATAGGAGGGCTGATTGTCAAGGTAGTTGCAGAATCATTACTGATAACACGGAAGGTCTTTAATTGACCAGTTGTGTTCTTAGTGATATGATGTACAGCTTCAACACCGGCAATAGTAAAACAGTCACCAGCAACAACAGAAGTAGTTGAAGATATTGTGATTGTTTGATAGCGGTTATCTACATTGCTTCTTTCACCAGTTGCGGCAACTCGTGTCGCAGTAGGAGCGTGAAAGTTAGCAGCGCCAACTAATGTGCTTACAGTTAAACCACCACCACCAGCGGCAGCAGTTATACGATTTGCGTAATCAAGCTTGCTAGTCATAAAACCAGCAACTTCACCGACATAACCTTTTTCGTAAGCTTTAACAGACTTATTGCCATCGAATGAACGAGTAGCGATAGCCAAGTTTCCAGCCATTCCGTTATAATCACGACTTGAAAGACATAAATATCTTTCGTCACTTAATACGCCTTGCTCATTCAAGATTGAATCACAAAGAGCGATATCATCATAATCACCAGGTGCAGTTGAAACGGGCACAACTAGAGTTGATTGATTTGCAGCAGTGTTCATAATTGCTACGTTGATATCAGAAGCTAGCTTTTGCTTCGCAGCAGAACCTAATCTTTCTTCTTGAAGTGCATCACGCATTTCTTTGGCATCCATTATCCAAGGAGATGATTTCTCAAAACCTAAAGTTGCAGGAACAGAAAGTTGTGTGCTTTCACTGAAATTGGCTGATTGATCCATACCGTCAAAAGACTGAGCGATATAAGGCTGTGGTCTCCAGATGATATCTCCTTGACGTTCCATAGAAACATCAGAGTTACTATATTTGCTAACTTTCTTTGAGAGAGCTAAACTATCCTCAAAGCCTTCTAAGAGTTGGTCAAAAGCGACCTTTTCCTCTTTACTAAATTCATTACTCATTTTACTTATCCTTGTTTTTGTTTACGTTTATATGCTGCAATCTTTGAGCGATCGCCAGTTTTATCAGCTTCAGCGTACAATTTCTCTAAAGTAGAGTCCATTGCATTCCCTGAAGCTGTTCCGCTAACCGTTCTCTCTGGTGCTGGCATGGTTCTTTTATTCACTTTGACATCCTTCTCTAATTTAGCAACTGCAAATGCAAATTGCGTGGGGTCTTTTATTTTAGCTAAAGCTTCAGCTCTCTTTGGGTCTTTTCCTATAGCATACACTAATAAAGCAGGATTTTCAGCACCTTGAAGAATAATTCCTTGCTGAATAACATCTAAAGTATTTTGAACCACTGATTCAAAATCCTCGTAGTTCTTAACCTTCAGTTCTTTCTTAGCTTTGTCGTATCCGTCAAGTTTACCTTGCCACGCATCATTTTGTTGCTTTTCTAATTGCTTCTGGTTTTCTGCTTGCGCGTTTACCTTCTGCTTTTGTTCAAACCATAACTCAGTGGCTTCGGCATGCTTTTCTTCGTCATAATCGTAATCTTCAAGCTTTGGCCTCGCTCCTACAGTTTCGACCTTTGGGGCTGATTGCTGCGCTTCACGTTGCTCATATTCTTTTAGCTTACGACTCTGCTCTCTATTTGTTTTGCGTAATTCTTTGACCCATGCGGGGGCTTCTTCTTTCTCTTTGTCTTCTTCTGATGAGAGCGACTCATCACCTATAGTTACTTCAATTTCATCTTCATCTGGTGCGTCGGCTACCTCTTCCACAACGTCTTCAATGATTTCTTCTTCAATAACTTCTGCTACTTCTTCTGACATAACAACCCTCTAAATTATAACTCGTTCATTGGCGGCTGAACGGATGCCGTTTTGCTTAGTATACCCTCAACGGCTTGTAAATCATCTCGATCTATACCCGCCAGGGTTTCTTGTGTTTGTGCTTGAGTCTTTTCTGTTTGAGCTTCTTTTAAAGTAGCGTTTGCAATTGTTTCAACTGTCTTGGCCCTGGCATTTGCTGCGTTGGCTTCTGCCTCTTGAGCTGCTGCTTTTAAATATTCAGAATTTGGGTCTTCTTGTTGAGCTTCTGCCTCGGCCGCCATTTCAGCCTCATCATCCTTAGTAGGCTCAGATATGCCCATTCTAACGCCTTTCTTGCGGTAGTATTCACGGATATCTTTAAGACCTTCACCTTCCATATTCATCATAGATGCGATGCTAAGAACTTGCAATGTCTCTGGATCACCTGTCACTGCCATCATTGCTGTAAGAGCTTTTACAGTTGCGGCTCTTTTAGATGAACTTGAAGGGCCAACATCAGAAACTACTTCAAAATTAGCTTTGGTCATATCGTTCTCTGTGATAATTTCGCCTGCATCGTTGACTGTGTTGCGCATAAGCTCAATCATCTCAGTCTCTCCGTTTTCATCCATCGACTTCATTTTTCGATTATCTTCGACATACAAATCTTTAGCCATTGAAAGCCAAACTGTGCCGCAGCGTTGCATCCCCTTTTTGAAATTGCTCATATAAATAAAAGTCTGCATATCAAGCCTAGTTTGAACCAGCTCGACAGCTTTACCGCTTACACCTGAAACTATATCATCACCAGCCTGTTGATTGCCAAGAATCTCTTTCATATCCATTTCTGTAACCTGAAGCAATGCTCCAAGGGCAGGAGGGACAGCAGGGGGTCTTGTGTAACCAATAGGACCCGATGGCATCGGTTCCCCGTCAGGGCCTGTTATAGGATTAACTAACATGAAAGGAAAATCTTTAATGTTATCTTCTGCCCACATGATTTGATGACCTGCAATCTGCTCAGGTGTAAAAATAGGCTTCTCAACACTAGACAAGGCCGATATTTCGCCCAGTTTAGATAGTTGCATGTTCTTCAGCCTTTGAGCATCCTTAGCCAGTCTAACGTGGCCCATGCACCTCTCAATATTATCAATGACCCATCTTTTCCCGTAAATCGGAATGATAGGAATGTTTTTACCGGCAATATAACCACAGTCTTCAAGTATTTTAGCACCTGACAATAGATATTTTCTGACTTTGCGCTCTTTGATCTTGCGCTCTCTTAGAAGTTTACCGCCTAAAGCCTCGACCTCTTCTTTCTTTTCAGCGTCAAAATCATCTTCGTGATATCGTTCCTCTTTGCCGTCAATGCTTTCATAAACGAAAATTGTCTTTTTAACTGTCTCAACCTTGTAATATTCTGCAACATAAACGGCATCGCCTGAGGACCAATCAAATTCAGTGCGCTGAATATCTTTAGGCCATGAAGCCGGATCATCGTCAAATTCTTCCTCATAAGCTGCTCTAGTCATTGCATTGATGACGAAGCAATGTTTGGCATCGGCTTTATCTTGGCGCTTGGCTCCTAAGTCAAAGAATACGCTTGAATCAGCGTCAAATATTGGCTCAATCTTAATTCTTTGGTGATCGTTCTCACCTTCTTCATCGTCTTCATAGCATGCACGCAAACGCCAAGCTCCTATACCGCCTCCTACTGCTTCCTCGAAAGCATTATCATAGGCTTCATTGGCGTTGGAGTCTTGTTCGTCTGCTCTGTATAATCCGTCACATGTGTCTGCTAAATCATCGTACTTGTTGTCTTTAGACATAAAATCAACAGTTACGCGGTTATTTCTGTATTCGTTAATTATCCTGATAACGGATAAATGTATCTTGTTCACCTCAAATTTAGGCTTGTTAGCAAACTGCTCTCCTAGTGGGCCTTCCCACTGAGCGCCAGCAATTGAGTAAAAACGCCTGTCTTCTAAACATTGCTCTCGTTCATCATGAACAGATGATTGAATATTATCAAACTGGACGAGTGCTTCTTGATGGATATTTTTTAACATTGCACGCATTCTAGTGGTGCATTACGATTTATCAAGAAAGTTGATTGATAAATTACGAAATTCGTAATATTTGGTGGTCTACCAGTTATTTCTCGTAGGAATTGGGGCATCGTAAACGGGTTTCTTTACTTTGG